GGTTGCCTACCGTATACCCATCTGCTGTATATTGAATCCTCGCACTCCTTTCGAGTTCTTGTTGTTTCCCGGATGAATTGAGGTAGTTCATAATACCTACTCCGACCATTGGAAACTGTTTCCACCAACCAATAGATGATATTGTAATGTCTTTGATGTGCTGTTTATCTGAATATCCGATAACTAAATCGCCGTTCTTTATCAGCAAATCGCCGTTTTCATCCTCTAAAAAATCCTTTACCTTTGGCATTAGTGTTTTATTTTATCGTTTTCGTAACTGTCTTTATTTAGCGGCTGATCTGCTGCTATAGCACCGTTAAATGCATTCAAACCTAAGCTTCCATCAATTGAGGCTTGAGCTGTAAATCCAGCAACTATTGCGGTTTTCAGTAATGTAAACTTATTGTTGATGCTTGTTGTTAATTCCTGTATTTTTATGATCCCTCCGTTAATCCCATCATTGAAAGTGATTTTATTCTTTTCAATAATTAATTTTGACCCTTCGATAATTATAATAGCTTTATCAATGTCACTGTACATTGCCACATACGGTATACCCTTATCTGTCATTATAATGGTAACAGTTGAATCAATGGCCGGTATTAATGTAAACCCATCGTTGCTTTCAGATGACAGCCTTACGTCTGGAATTTCAACGCCTGATTCACCTCCTATTGCAATAACATCACAGGTAAATTCATCTTCATTAACAGCTGTAACCGTTGCATCGAATGAATGAACATTGTCTTTCAAGAATGTGCCTGCAAGCCTTTGAACTGCCTCTTTTAACTGGTTGTTTAAACTCATAATCCGCTGTTAATTTCTTCGGTTGTAAATTGATCTAATTTCAAATGCAGCGATATTTCCTGCCTGAATCCATCAACTCCAAAATTCTTTTTAACTCCTTTTACCAGATACCCTCCATCCCTTTCAGGCATTTTACTGTCTTTTATTTTAACTTCGTCACCATGCCGAACAGATGGTAAACCAAACGTTGTGAATGTCCCGGAATAACCTGTATACATGAACTTCCTTAACTCTTGTTTTCCAAGCTCTTTTAATTTGGCTTCTGATTCTACATTATAGAAGTATAGGGTTCTAATTTCACCGTCTCTGCTTCCAACAAATACTTCTAATCGTTCACGTTTGCTTTTCTTTCTTCCGCTTTCATTAGTGGCTGCTAGTTCTTTTTTATTTATGGAATAGACTTTTGCGCCCAAAACAACATCGTCTACACGCTGGTAATCCAGATTGTCAGAAATAATATTTTTCTGAAACGAAAATTTAATTTCTCTTCGGTCTGTTGGATAATAAACCAGACCTGAGCATCTCAGTTCATTCCCTCTGAACCAACAAAATATACGTGCATCTTTTTTTAATCTTTCCAAAACGCTTCCAATAGTATCCTCTCTCGTAACAAAATCGCCTACATTTGTGCTGATTGTTTGACTTGTTGCGGTGCCTGTGATTAACGTGATCCCTTTTGTTTCAGGGAACATATCAAGCATTTCGCGAAGCATTTTTTGAACATCGTACTGCGATCCTTTGTATGTTTTATTTGGAACTTTCTTTTGCTTAAGTATCCACATCTGATCTTCACACTCAATTTCTATTGGTATTTTTGTTTTCACCTTAGAAATGTACCCTTCAAATTCTGTGTTAATCTCCTTCGCTTCCGGGTTGCCTCCTTTTGGATAGATGTATCCGAGTTCTATTTTTATTTTATCTCCACGCAATAAAAGAGGCGGCAATGTGCTTTGTCCTCCTGTGTTTTTGCCGTCCCATGTAACTTTCTTCCCTTGTGAGTTTATAAAGTATACGGACTTAGGGAACCTTAATTTTGCCGTATCGGAAATATTCGCCCATGTCGAATTAATCTCACACTGATTCACAAAATTGAAAGTGTACGATTCATCTCTTCCCGGAAATGCTTCCGTTGGAATTTGTGTTATCGTAAATTTTGAGACAAGGCGTAACATTATTGTATGTATAATTCAATAGGTTCATCAACTGAGGCATTTATTGAAACAGGAATAAAACTATACCCTCCTTCAACCTCCGGTATTGATCTGCGATTAACAACTATATTGCAGATGTCAAGCGTTTGTAAGAATCGGCTATTAACAGCTAGCGGTACCGGTGCGCTTAATGCGCGTTTTAATTCAGTGAGTTGATCGAGTGGCCTCACTCCATTTTCACCTATTAATAATAGTTGAATATCTATCTTCCACCCACCCTCTGAAATGTATTCGTTTACAGGGAAATTTTTCCCTTGCACAACCGTTTCAATAATAACCTTTGGCTGGTCCACATTCATAAGCACAGTATCGAATCGTAATTCATTCCAGGTTGTAACCACTCCGTTATCGTTTGTCCATGATCCGGCTTGTATTTCCAAGTTTGAAAAAACAGGTGTTCCCAGCTTTGATTTATAAAGAGGGGCGTCCTTTTCCGCTAACAATTTTTGTTGCGGGTACGGATTTTTTTCTTTGGTAAATTTGGAAGCGAAAATAGCAGCCGAAACCCCGGCACCATATTGCGAGGTTTTAGCAACTTCATTCAGATATAATTTAAGTGTGTAGTCGTCCATTATATCGGGTTTATAATCTGTGAATCATTCAATGCTTCCAGTAATGCTTTAACCATCATTTCTTTTGTTTGTGCCGCTCCTTCAATCATATTTGTAGTATTAATCGAAAGCTTTTCAACCAGCTTATCAATGTTGATTGTGATTACTTTGTGTTCTGGGCCTTTCACTTTATCGGTACCGGTGTCTACTTTTATATTTGCGCCTTTTCCGGCTGCGTTTCCAGCCAGGAAACTGTTTTTAATGTCAAGCAATGATTGCCGTTTTGCTGCTGTGATATTGTACGATTCTAAAGCCCTTCGCATTGGTTCGGCATAATCTCCCTTATCTAAAATCATGGCTTCATCTCTCTGCTTTTTGATCTTATCAATTACAGCCTGCTGGTTCCTGATTTCTTGATTTATGCCTTCTACTTCTGCTTCGTATGCTCTTTTTCTGGCTTCTTTTACAGACAATCCCTGCTTTTCGTAAGCTAAAGCCAATTCATTTACCGCCTTAATTTCATCCTGAATAGCGCGGTTATGGTTGGATTCCATTCTGTCTGTATACTGCTTTTTAAGCTCTTCGTAATTGTCAATCAAAAGTTTTATTCCAAGTGCTAAAGCGGCTATTGCAGCTATAACTAAGCCAACAGGATTCGCTAACATTGCAGCGTTAAGGGAGGTTTGCGCCATTGTCATTGCCGATGTTGCAAATGTTAACCCTTGTGTAGAAGCGATATATTTTACCATATCAATAAGAAACAATGCTTGTGCTATTGCCTTTGTAGCGATCAAATATGTTTTCCACAAAAGAACTGCCCCTGCTGCTACACCTATTGCAAAAGCTAAATTCTTTATCGCTTGGGAATGTCTTTTTGTGAAGTCTATCAGTACTTTTGTAACATCAATCAACTTATGAAGCATCTCTAAAGCCCAAATCATAACAGGGCGCAAATCTTCTCCGATCTGCATTTTAAGAAGTAGGTATTCATTTTTTAATCGGTTGGTGACGGCTGCCAATGATTGTGTAGCGGCCGGAATGCCGCCAGAAAATTCATCTTTTAATTGCTTTGCGAATTTTGGAAGGAAATCGTCAGCTATTAATTTACCATCAGACATGAATTTATCCAGCTCTTTTGTGGTCATATTCATTGCCCTGGCAGCAATTTGAAAAGCACCCGGTATACGCTCACCTAATTGACCCCTCAACTCTTCGGCTTGCACTTTACCCTTTGAAATCATTTGGGATAAAGCAAGCAAAGCGCCCTCTGATTGCTCAGAAGATAACCCCATAACAGCGGTAGCCGCTGAAACTCCTTCAAAAATATCCTTTGTTTTTTGCCCTTCTAGGTTGGTCCCTCGTGCCGCTCCGGCTATTTGTTTGTAACCGTTTGCGGAAGCTTCCAGGCTTAAACCTAATTTGTCGGATTCTTTTCGTAAGTACTCAAATGTCGCTTTTCCTTGTCCTCCACTAATAAAATTTAGGCTGTTTTTTAGGCTGTCCATTTTTAGTGTGGTGTCGAAAATATCTTTTGCAAGTACTGAGAATCCAATTGTAGCACCCAGTCCAGCTATTGTTGTTTTAAGTGAAGCAACGGTACTATCTAAACCTTTGGCAGATTTGTCAGCGTCCTTTATTCCTGCGGAAAAAAGATCTTTAAGTGATATTATGTATTCCGTTTTATCTGCCATGTGGTAAAAAAAAAGGGGCGTTAAACCCCTATTCAAATTTCATTTGTCCTGTTTCTTCAAGCACATATCGAACTCTACTCCAACGCTGCACAATCTCATCCTCATCCATGTTATCGGGGTTCTCTCCAAGGAAGTAATGTATGTACGCCTGCATTTTTTTGTACTCGCTGCTATCTTTTGTTATCCTATGCCGGTCTACTTTTTTTTTAGCGAGTTCATAAGCACATTTATATGCCCCAATGAATCAACACATCCACCCATATAAACATCGTCATAACGAGAATCATCAATTAAGTAAAACGCTTCATGCGAATGCTCTTTTATAATTGAAGTGGTAAGGATCATTTCACCGGCTAATGCGATACTGTTTTTTGACATCAAAATATCAAATGCTTCCATTTTAGCCGCTCTTTTAGGCTCTTTTATAAACCCAACAAAAATTTCTTCACTTGCTGGCCTTACAAATACCAAAGGATAAACAGTTCCATGCTCAGGCTTTAACTCTTCGCATTTTTTCTCTGCATCAGCTTTTGCGGTTTCGATCTTTTGCTCAAACTCGCTTAGCTTTTTTTCTTCTTTAATAATTACTTTCGGAGTATTCATTTTTTATACGTTTTTAACGCCCGCAATAATTAGCGGAACAGATATTTTTAAACTTGTGTCACCTTCGTTTGCTTCAAATGCATCTTCTAATAGCTCTACAGCTTGCAGAACAACAGTCTTTGCAGTCACTCTCGATCCTCCAAACACAACCGGCACATCTTGTGGCGGTATACTTAACGGATCTTTATCCGGTGAAATATCAATGATTCGTTGCCACTCTTCGCGGTATAATTCGATGGACGCCTCATATTCATTGCGGCCGTACCCACGACTTACTGGATCAGGGCCAGCTCCATAGTTATTCACTTTGTCGCTTTTCTTTTTCCAGGTAATTTTGGTTATCCCTTTTACAGGAACACCGTATAAAATGAATGTAATATGTACCCAAGAGTAGGATACCCCATTTACTAGTGCTGGCATCTGTTATTGTATTGAAAGTTTATAACCAATATTTACCTTAATGTTTCTTGCTACTCCAACAGGAACCAAATCAACAGTAACTGCTAATTCAGAATTTGTCAGCACATTTTGTTTCGGATCAACAACTACTTTTTTCGCTGAAATTTCTTCGTCACGTTCCATTTGATCCAAAGTCTCGTTCCCTTTTGTTTCAAATTTTGCTATGTCAGTATCTTTCAGCGTACCATTTGGATTAACTACAAGCGGCCCGTTTAAGTCTGGCAAATAGTTTACATAAAGGTTGCGGACAGCCTTATCAATCGTTCTGTTGTTTTCGATGTACGCATAATCAGAATTTTGAAGTATGCATGTATGCGAATCGTTCCAGAATGTACCTTCATACCCCACTTTTTTGATGGCAAAAATGTATCGGTATGTGTTTAGGTTGTTTAGTAAAGAAGTCGATTGCGAACTAACAAGGGCCCCATTAACAAATGCTGCAACGTTGTTTTCTGTTCCATCGGATATGTTGAATTTTCCAATCCAAGCTATATCCTCACTTACTTTTGCAAGTGATACAGTTCCTAAACAAGCGCCACCATTTGAGATAGTTTTGCCGGTTGCTTTAAATAAACCAAATCCTTCCGCGTAACCATCCTGACTAAGAACAACAGAAACATTTTTTGAGTTTAATCCTGAAAGGGTTGTAAGTGCTGAAAGTGTAGCTGCTGTATAGTTGAATGTCAACAACACAGAAGATAAAGGCATGTGATTTGTGAAAAGAGTATTGCATACTGCTTGTGCTGCTTGTATTGCAGCGTTCCCACTTGTGTAAGCTAATGCATCGCACAAGGCAAATGCTTGACGAATTTCTCCATTTGCGAATTGTTGCATTATTTCAAGTTCAGCAAAATCATAAGTTGAAGGAACCGCATACATACCAATGTATAATACACCTTGTGGTTGTATTCTGAAATATTCAGAAATGTGATAGTGCCATGTTGCTTGCAATGAAGCAGCTCCGTCCACTAATGCTCCTGATCCAAATTGCGCTATTGTTCCGGCATGTGTCGGTGAACCACCAACGCCTGTAATCACAGAAACTAAAGGAGTGCCAGTATTTAAGAAAACGCCTAATCCCGGACGTGCTGTGATAGTTACAACCGCTACAGCTGCTACAGCTGAATATCCATGCAAATAAGTGCCTTGGTTTATAATATCAGCTATTGCAGCGGCTGATGTTGTTGTTGTCGCACTTGAAGGAATAGTTGCTACTCCTAAAGACTTGTAACCTTTCGGCTCCAATACTTTCAATTCAACTGTTTCACCTGCTGTTCCTGCTGTAGTAACTGTATAAGTTGCTGTTGCTTTTGTTTCGTCAGAAAAATCACCAAGTATTCCCAAGTCTTCTGCTTCCTCCAATGAGAAAACCTTCTTGATTCTGTCAGAAGATGAAAATCCGCTTGGTAAAGTGCCAGTATAAAACAGCATTGCGGAAATGTGATCCTGACCCGGTAATGGTCTTCCCAAACCGCCTTGACCTAAATTGAACGTTACGTCGTTAAGAGCCATTTTACTTTTTAGATTTTTTTGTTATTAAATCGGCAGGGTAAACCACCGTTAACTTGTTTTCTTCGCAGTGCTTTTCAATGTTCTTCGGCAATTCCCCCATGTAAACACACCCATCGGATGTGATAAGAGAAATGCCCTTATGTTTTCTTGCAAATTCTGCTGCTTCCTCGAAAGTCATTATTTACCTTTTTTAGTTTTTGGCAGATCATCTTCCTGAGACGGTTTTGATTCTCCTAAAATTTCATCTACTGAAATAGCAGAATACCCTTCACGTGGGAAAAACAACCATTCGCCAGCCTCATTGATAAATACCTGTGAAGCTTTATTTTCTTTGATCGTTTCGATCAGTTCTTTTTTAAATTCCATATCGGAGTTTTATTATTATGGTTGAACAAATCGGGATAATTCAACAAATGCAGTCCCGTTGAAAATGAATTTTGCAGTAACCGATTTACCGTCTGCTGCGGTTAGTGTTCCTGCGGAAACGAAACCTGTTCCGAATGTTGTAATTCGAGAGGCACCGGAAGCAGAAGCGATATAAGTAAACATATCGCCAACGTTACATTGTGTAACTGTTAGGTTAACTGTAACTGCACCAGTCAAAGCTGCTGGTTTGTAAATTGTATTGTGGTGAATTGGCGTGTATGCTAAAGTCGCTGCATACGCAGGGTTAACATAGCCATTGTTTAACACCCTGTAGGTATTATCCTGGTTTGGTGTTGTCCCGAATTTTGGGTCAGTTGCTGCCATTTTTTATTTGTTTTGAATGAGTTTATGAAATGGGGGAGCGTTAACTCCCCCGTTAATTATGCTTTATACAATACTGTTTCTTCTGCCCAACCGATTTGTACATCGGCTTTGCAAAGCATTTTGATGAAATACTTTTCAGAATTTGCTTGTAATTTTGCAAGCTGCAATCCTTGATCGTCCATGCTGTTCATCCCTACCCAAAGGTTGGAGTCAGGCGATGCTGTCCCTTTTGCGATCATGTATGCATCATTTGGGAAATCTGCAATACGAACCACTCGTTTACCTCTGAACATGTCAACACCTTCGCGTGTTACATCAATACCTTTGTAGGTTTGAACACGTTGGTATGTTTCCCATAACCCGTATGTTTTGTAAGAGCAGAAAATTTTCATTCCTGGATCATAGCGCAATTGATCCGGGATCATATCATAACCACGACCAAATTCAGCTTCGATGTTTACGCTTGTTAAAGTGATAGGAGAGGACACAGCTAATGTACCTGCATCTAACTGAGCGTTTTTAATGAATCCGTTCCAGTATTTATAAATACTTGTGGATGCTAAGCTCATATCGTTGTTCCAAATTGCTTTGTTGAAGTATTTGAAATAACGTTTCATTGCCTCTTGAACCATCACCGATTCAACGGTAGCAGGCAACGCGCGATCAATTAATTTTGGATTTAATTGAACCGCGAACCAGTGATCTTCAAAATCACGCGGATTAAATTCCGTGTAAATCATGAAATCTTGTGGATCCAAAACCTTTCCATCAACAGTCCAGCTTCCTTTTGAAATTGGCGTTGCTTGACGATCCTGAATGAAATCCTCGTAGTTAGAATCCCAGCGAGGAATTGTGTATTTTTTCTTAATACCATCTTTCACATAAACGTGACCACCGCTGATAGTATCGGCTCCGGTGATTGCTTTAACAAGGAACTGGCTTGCGACTTCACCTGCGTAGGTCGTGTCATTTATTACTAATTCTGGCATTGTGTATGATTTTTATTGTTTGATTATTTATTTTTATTTAAAATGTCGATCATTGCTGCGCCCATAGTGTATTTAGGTACTTCTACTTCTCCTTCAAGTACGTTCACGATGTTTGCGCCTTTCTTGTTAATTGGCAATTCATCCAAAAGGGCTTTTGTTCCATCGAAATCTTTGATTAATTGAGCTTTCACTTTTGCTATGGAAGCAGCATCATTTTTAATTTTGCCGTCTTTTGCGTAGTTGTTTGCTTGTAATTCAGCAGCTTTATCCAAAGCAGAAAGTTTTTCAGCCTCAGCAGCTTCTTTCGCTGTTTTTTCAGCAGCTTCTAATTCGTTTACTCTGTTTTGAGCGGCTACTAAATCCGCTTTCGCAGTTTCCAGTTCACCAGCGATTTTTTCCTTAGCTTCATTGGCTTCTTTAGCGGAATTTTGAATTGATTCAATCGCTTTGAAAATTGAATCTTCAGTCGCGGAATCATTCAGGTTTAAAAAGTTTGTTACTTTTTTCATTGATGGTTCTTTTTTGGTGTGTATTGAATTGAAAAAATTTGTGTATTCTTTTAGTCGAGCCTTTATATTTTCGGAGGTAATTGGTGTGGCTCTTGGTTTGTTTAAATCGCTTATGCTTACTCTTTCATCTGCAAACCCGTTTGTGATACATTGTTCTGCATTCATCCAGGTTGTTAAATTCATTAATGCTGAAATCTCATCTTCGGTTTTGCTTGTTTTTCTGCCTAGCATTGTTACCAGCGATCCCTTAATTGCATCTAACCCGGAATCAACTTTACCATCTGGGTTGTAAGGGTTGTGCATCATAAGAAGTGCATTGTCATATACATATCTTTTTCTGCCTGCTTGAAAAATGACTCCTGCTATACTTGCCGCTATTCCTCCGTTGTATGTATCAACTTTTGTTTTGCTGGCTAGGATAGCATGGTACATTTTCATCCCCTCGATTACACTTCCACCCTCAGAGCAGATGTGTACTTGTATTCTTTTCTTTCCAAGCGTATCCAAATACATTAGTTCATCTTGGAACTGATCGCCCATGATACCCTCACCAGCTTCTTCATCATTTCCGATGTGCTTATTTATAAGCATCATCGGTTCATCAGAATCTATGTGTTTGGTGTATTTGAGCTTCATAAAACAAAGGTGAAGCGAAGAATGCGGTATGTAAGCGGTTTAGCTTATTGTCAACTCAATAACTTTGAAATAATATGCAAGCATACTATTTTTACTATGCGCGCATAATAATTTGTAAAAGCAAAAAAATTGTTTAATTTTGATAAAACACTGCGGATGAGAAGCGAAAGTCAGGAAGATAACAAACAAAGGAGATTGCAGGTGTACCCATCTTGGTACTATAAAAAACTAATTGTTGCATACTCATTTATGCGGCAGCAATCTTTAGGAAATACTGTCGAACACGCGAATAAGATTTTTTTTGACAGTTTGCCGGAAGAGCAAAGGCAGGAACTTTTAAAAACTTACGAAGAGATGACCGAGCATGAACGTAAGTTTCCAAAGAAGGCTAGGCCTAAAAGATTTGACGATTAAAAAAGGCTTCCAGGTTTCCCCGAAAGCCTAATCAAATAGACCGCATGAACTCCGAAAACATGCGGCTATTTATTAAAACTAGGTCACCTGAATATTCATACTTAAATAAATTTGCCCTGTATTTCCTGTAATTGTTGGAAAGTTTGTGTCATTTTGAATCATTCTAAGGCTAATAACATCATAACTTGCAAGCTCGGCTATTAAAGGGTATCCGTCGGTAGTATCTGCAACTTGTAAAGCCGCAACCGAATAACCAACTTTACTTATCCCGTTTAAAAAAGCAGGTAAATTTAATTCGATGCGTCTAACACCTGCTGAAATATTGAAACCTTCGCCTTTTACAATTATATCTATGCTATTGCCTTTGTTTAAGTACTGACAATAATTGTACCCTGCAAAAGTAAACCCGCCAAGAATCTCAGTACCTGTACCAACTAAACCGGTGTTATATGCTTTACCTGTTAATGTGAATGAAACTGGTCTTCCTATAAATATGCAGTTCATATAATCTACTGTTCCGCTTCCTGATGAAGCGTCAATCATAACAAAACGCCTTATTTTATGAACTGAATGCGGAGTATTGTCGCTGAATATCACAGGGTCAAATGAAGCATTCGTTTCCGTCAAACTTAAAACTGGAACCCCAGAAAATGCTGTTGTACTTGATTTACCGGGACAGTAATAAAGCTCGCCATCATGAAATACGTACCCCTCTTTATACTGGTAGGTACCATAACCATATAACCCGGAAATAATATAATATTTTGTTGGGTCGTATATCTTTCCGATAACTGACAAAGCATAAGCCTTAATCATTTCTTTATTTGCGTCCTGCAAAAAATCTAAACTATCTGCTGTGAATGGCTGTTGAACCAATGGATCAACTACATCTGTAGTGATTATTTTATTCATTTTAATATGGTATTACGGTGTATAATTTCCCTGCTATTACGTATTTGTCGGCTATTTGGCGTACTACATTTTTAGCGTACTCTGTATTTGGGTTCAATGAAGTAAGTACCGCATTAGGAACATAAATCGCAAAACTGTAAGGCTGCAACGAATAAACTCGTCCTAAAAAATATGGCTGATATTGACTATCTCTCGCAAGTGTAGATGATGTTGAACCAGACCTTCCAAGTAAAAACTGCGCGGCCCTAGAATCAATATTGCTAATGTATATTTGCGGGTCAGATGCTGGTATTTCAAAATGTTTGTTTAACAGAAATTCAAAAACTATTTTTTGGCTGTTATACAAAATTCTATCACGAACACCGATGTAATTGTCCAGTATTTTAACCCAGTATAATGTATTATCCGGAGATATATTTGTGTTCGCTTGTATACATTCATAAACTACTCTGTTATATCTCACGGTATCCCCTGGAACGTAAGCCGTAGATGAATCCCATTTTAAACCTAAAAAACCATTCGCGTAGTAAGTAAAGAAACGTAGATGTA